AAGCGGAAGCGGTCGAGACAGGAAACCTGATCTCCATATCAAGCACTGAAAAGTTGCTTAGTCTTGGAGCCAAACAATCAGAACTGCAGATAGAGATGAAGCAGGGGAGTGAAGGCTGATGGGAAAGATTGCTGACCTGTCTACTCTCAATCCCATATATGAGTACCTGCCGTACTGCGTTACATTCCGAGAGGAAACGGATCCTGCCACGAACAAGCGGGTGACGGTGAAGGAATACTCCAAGACTTACCCGCCGTTTCCGTGGAAGCGAGACGGGAATGCGCACGAGAATGAAAGCCCGATTGAATTCATAAACGAGTGCGCGCGGAATGGTCTTGTGCGGTGGGAAACAAAAGAGCAGGAGCAGGAACGGATGGTCGCAGAGAGGGCATACGGAACATCCGCTCCTGTCTCTTGGGAAGAATACAAAAGGCTGAAGGGAATCGAATGAAAAACGAAGAAGAAAAACACGTATCGCAAGGAAGCGGTGTTGAAATAGCAATCACGAGAGTGCTGTTCCTGCTGCCGATGCTCGTGATCCCGCTGCTTGTTGGAAGGCTGTTTGGAATAGTCCCGGAAAGATTCGCATACGGAATTGTGATCTTGTTCCTGTCGTTGCGGTACACAGAAATGTGCATCGTGCTTGACGAAATAACAGCGATGATCGAAACAGCGCAAAAAGAAATGGAGAAGAAACGGGATGAGGGGAGATGAACGGACAGCTCTTATTCCGGTGCTCTGGCAGGAAGGTAAAGAGGTCACCGAAATCTGCGATGAGCTTGGTTATAAGGACGCGAAATACGTAATCCGCGTCCTGAAAAACAAGGGGCTGTATGTAGACCAAAAGGTAGACGTTGCGAAAGTCCGTGCCCTACAGAATGCTGGCTGGAACATGGACATGATCGTGGATGAATTCAACTACAGATTCACAGCCGAGGAGATACAGGCGGCTGTCAGGAGAGGAGTGCGAAAGTGACTGAGAGACTGATTGACAGTATAGACCCCGAAACAATCATGAGGTTCGGAATGATTATCTGTATTCTCGGTTTCTTCCTTATGGCACTTGGTTTCTTGATTGCAATATGCGGGGTAATGTTGGGAGATTTCTTATAAAGGAGAAGGAAGAATGACAACCAAACAGGAAATATTGGATTATTTGGACAACGTTTTACATCCAATCGTTTCACCCGATAACTGGAACGTTTATTCGGAATTGCATGACATGATTGAAGAATTGCCATCCGCAGAACCCGTGCGACATGGGAAGTGGATTGGCTATGCGGGCACGATTGGCAATGAATGCTCAGTGTGTGGTAAGTGGATTGACGTTTTACAAGGAACGGCGGAAATGAACTATTGCCCGAACTGCGGGTGCAGGATGGATAAAGAATGAAAGTAAAAACATTGATTAAGAAACTTTCAAAAATGCCTAGCGACAGCGCAGTTATATTTGTAAACACCGACGTGTTTGTTAATGGTGCTTACGAGGTAACTGACGTTGTGGATTTTGAAGACGGAACGGTTTTACTTGATTCTAACCACCACAAAAATCATTGGCGCAGAGGTGAAGAATGACCGAAATAGTTGAATGGAGAAACATTAAAGGGTATGAGGGTTATTACCAAGTTAGTAATTATGGGCAGGTAAGATCGGTTGACAGAACTTTACATGTGAAAGACGGTTGCAGAGAGTATGACAAAAAGCTATTAGGTAAGCATATGCGACAGTATCTCCACAGTAATGGGTATAAGGTTGTCCCTTTGACTAAAGATGGAGTTTGCGAAACATTATTTGTACATAGGCTTGTTGCCGAAGCGTTCATTCCTAATGTAAATCAACTTCCGTTCATAAATCATAAAGATGAAGACAAAACAAACAATTGTTATCTGAACTTAGAATGGTGTACGTGCCAATACAATAACTCATACGGTAATAAGCCAAAAAGACATTCAAGAAAAATGCAAGGTAGGAAACTGACCGAAGAGCATAAGCACAAAATCTCTGAAAGTATAAGAAAACATTATGCAGAAAGGAAAGACAATGGCAAAGTTTCCAACGATTGAAGAATTTGTCCAGCAGGTCAAAGAAAGGGTGCTTGCAGAATGTCTGATTGACGGTGAACCGCTAGGTGAACTGATTGATAGCGGTGATCTTGTACATGTTTGCAGATGCAAGGATTGCAAGTACCGTGATGAAGAAACTGCAAATTGCACAAGATTCAGAAAAGATTGGTACGTGCAGAGTAACAGTTTCTGCTCATGGGCAGAACCGAAGGAGACTGAAAAATGACGCTGATGCTTACTTTAGACGATGCGGTAAAAGTATGCGCAGAACTGATACGGACATACGCTGACGATGTCGAGCTGTGCGAGGAAGACATTGAAGGAATCGAAACCGATTTGGAACAGAAATGTTATTTCTGCAACGACAATCACGACCACTTCAAAGAACTGAGCGATTTGATACAGGACATCAACCCTGCAGAAATAACCCAGCACATCCAAGACGACAATTTGAAAAAGTGGTGCTTGGACATTCAGGTCACGATGAATATGGAACTCATTCAATTGGAAAGGGGAAAAGCAAAATGACACTGATTAGAAATCTGAAGGCGATCACATCGACTTCAAAGGAACCGTTTAAGAAGACGCGTGCGCTTGTTCACTTCACATCTGATGATCTTGGTGAAACTCTGAGCGTAATGGCAGAGGGAGTGCAAATCACGATGAAGTATAAATACATCGAGGATATGGTGAAGCGTGAGCGTGACCAGCACTACACTGACGGACACTTGATTATCGATGAAACGGATGAAACCGATGAACCGGAACAGGAGCGCGAGCCGAGTGAAAGAGCTTAAACCTTGTCCATTCTGCGGAATGGAAATGTTCCTTGAACAGCGGAAGAACAAGATGTACTACCTGTGCGGATACCATAAGCCAAACTGCATTATGAACTATACGAAACTGCCACCGTATAACATCCCTGATGTGGCGATCATTCAATGGAACAGGCGCGCGGATCCTGACGAGAAAACGGAAAGTGAGGGCAAGAATGGCAACACCGAAAAAGAAAAAGAACCCGGAAATGCCGGATGACTTCACAGAAAAATTTGACATGTACATGATGTCTATCAAGCCGAGAACAAAGTTAAACCCGGATGACGTTGATGAAATGAAACGCAGGTTCATAAACTACCGGAAGAAGACCATCGAGTACGGCATGGAGTACGCGAACATAAACTGCTACAAAGCACTCGGTTTATCTTCTGATCAGGTCAAAGCCTACACCGGAGTAAAGTATGCGGATAACCCTGCGCGAGGGGACTTCCTGCGGAGCGTGTTGGACTATCTCGGCGCATACAGAGAGCAGGCAATCATGAAGGGTTACATGCCGCAGATTCCGGGAATCTTCGCCCAGAAGAACTATGACGGCATGAAGGATATCGCAGAAGTACAGCACACCAGCATCCAAGAGGAAGCACGCGATATAAAGTCTATCGCTGCCAGATATCAGGACGTAATCGATGTAGAGTTTACGCCGAAGGAAAAAAAGAAAATCCCTGCAAAGGCAGGCAAAGCCATAGCCGATGCGAATAAGAAGGGAGACGAAAACTAAAAGCAATCATGGCAGAAGAACAGAAGCACGCAAGAATTCCAAAGCTGGTAGAAATTGACGACACGTACAGTGTCAGGGTGGATGACTACGGATATTCTCTTATCCGCACGTATCCGAAGAAGAACGCAAAAACCGGAGAGATCGCTCCGGGAGAGCGTGTAGTCGGATACTTTTACGACATTCAGGACACGCTGAAGGGCTATGTGCGCGAGGTCGAGCGAGAAGGCACGAATAAAGCCGATTTGGTGGGCATAACTGATTTGGTGGACAGTTTATCGGAAAAAGAGAAAACCCTGCGAGAAACGGCTTCTAGGCTGGTCTCAGAGCGTCTTGCGCTTGCGGAAGGAAGCGAAACGAAATGAACGGGGTAATTTATCTCAAAAGATGCCCCTTTTGCGGGGCTACTGCCAAGCTCGGCAGGAAGGGCAGGCTGTATGAAGTGTGGGCGCATCATTCTGATGAGTGCATTCTGGTCGGATACAAACCGCCGATGGGATTTGATCGGGATGCCCTCGCGAGAAGATGGGACAAACGAGCAGAAGGGAGAGACGACAACACAGAAGAATGAAGCTCGAAGATTTAA